GTTTCCAACTGCCTAAACTTCTATTCACTATTCTTTGCAGGCAATAACATAACACCACCTGTACTCTCCACTTGCATCTTCTCAGTCTTAACCAAGCCTGTTCTATCTAACAACTCTTTTGCTGCAGACATCTTCTCTTTAATACCTAGCTCTGTAGGGTCTAATAAACCACCGACCATAGCTACTGCTGCTCTAGGTGCATTTCTATTCATGTATAGTTGTGTAGCTTCCATTATCTCATCTTTTAGAGACTTGATAATATCTGTTGTACTAGAAGCATCTGAGTATCCTGCAAGTTTCTTAGCAGTAACAACATCTCCATTTGCTTGGTCAAATAGAACGGATAAAAACTTTAGCTGTCTTTCTGTTAGTTCTCTACTCATACTGGTACACCTTCTATTGCATAAATTTTATCTACACGGTCCATTAATCTTTGTGCTCTGTTAGTAGTCTGCCTATACCAATTACTATCTTCCATCTCATCTACCATCTTTACCCAATCTAAATCTTCAACTGCAGCAATTAAGTTTTTAAACTTGGACAGTCTTGGTCTACCTAATTGAAAACACATGTTAGCTAGTACATGTTGTATTTCATTAGGTAGGTTATCAAATTGCGAAAAGAGTAGCTTACAATCTTTTATAGTTGTTGCTATGTCTTTCGCAAACCATTCATCCACTTGTTCATGTGGTATCTTTGTTCCTACAGGACCTGCATATATTTCTTCATCCCAATCAGTAATAAGATGTCCTATCCCCCCGGTTAAATGTCCAAGTGAACATCTATAGGTTTCATACTTAACACCTTCGTCATTTGCTATTTCGTCTTGTAGTGTAATTAAATTCATTTTTTACCTATTATTTTCATTGCTTGTCCAGCACCCTTAATTCCAAAAGATGCACTAATTGCTATAAACAAAAGATACTGATACCACTCAGGGAGTGTGTTCAATACTTCAAAGCCTACTCTTACGTATTCTGTCATACTCGGTATAAACACTAGTATAGCAGGTAATAACAAAACAATCAAGGCAAATTCGTCTTTCCATGAATTATCTGTGGAATCTGCCATAGACTTCTCCCATGCGACTTCACCTGTGGCTACTTTCTCAGCTACAACTGCTTTAGCTCTAGCTTGTGCAACCTTAGCCTGTCCATCTGCCTTAACCTTTTCAACCTTACTAGTCATCCATGAACTAGCTAGATTTGCTATAGGTCCTATAAGAGCACCAAACATGACTATCTCCCTTGTTTTTTACGTAACGCTTGTACATGTTTATGATATAACCAATTACCAATCTTTAGGAATGGTTTAGCCATGTCCAAGTATATCAAGTATGTGTTTAGTTTCATCTGAATCTCGCTGTTTTCTTTGCAATCTTACGTGGCTGTTTAGATACTTGTTTACCTGCTGCACCTGCTTTGCGTTTAGCAGCCGTACTTGCGGCATATTCTGCGTTTGATAAATTTTGTATCGCCTGTTTGGGGAGATATCTTTCGCCAGTAGCATTTTTCCCTTGTATGGAATTTTTACCACTCTTAGTTCTCCATTTTTGTTTAGTCCAATTTGCTAGTGACTTTTGTGGTGCTTTCATAAGCTTCCTTAATCTCTTCTATTGTTCTATTACAACCTATACAAATATCATCTTCTAACTTACAGATACCCACACAGGGGCTACTCGATTGCACTACTCTACTTTACTAATGCTTATGTTAGTTTCAATAAGTCCATCGCTTTGTGCCCTATTGATATAAACTGTTCCTAGTAAGGCTAAGAAGCCACCTATTATAGCCACTACAAAAAGTATTGCAATAGCTTCACCTATTTGTTTTCTAAGCTTCTGTTGCTTGTATATAGTAGCCTGTCGTTCCTTACGTATCTGACCTTCCATCTCTAAGAGTTCATCATACGCTTGTGGTCCTTGTGTCATGTTTAAGTACATCTTAAGTTCGTACCGTTGTTCTTCTAGTTTCTTCTTAGCAGCGTAGGCTTCCAAAGCCATTGTTTCAACACTACCTGCTCCAAAGACCTTGCCGAATATCCCCGGATTCTTAGCTTGCTTCTGTGCGTTGTCCACATCTGAAGCTGCTCCCATCCAACGACTTACATCCCCTGACATCTGCTCTAGGTCTCTGCCTACAGCAAAGCCTTGTTTAATTGCACTAAACGCTTTAGATGCTACTCCAACTGCAAGGCTTATAGTCAAGGGGTCCATTATTTTTTCCTTATAGGTTTGCAGTACGCTGTTATCTGTAGATTAGCTCCTTGCTTCTGTGGTATAGACGGTTGCCTATGTAGTCGTTCTGCAAAGTATAAACATCTATTTATATCTTCAAAGGTTTGCGTTTGGTCTATAACTTTTAATCCCATCATAAACACGAGTACAAACTCAATCATTACCTTTTTCTGCTACAGTCTCTTCGTGACATTCACATGTACATTCTTCACAATCACATTCGTAGCATGTGCATGTCTCGCACTTTTCTTTAGGCATTGCGATATCCTCCTCCTGCTTTTTTATAGGCAACTGCAAGCATCTGTGCTTTTCTGGCTGACCATTGACCGGGAGCACCTCCCTTACCACCTGCTTTAATACGATTGAATATGCTCTTCCGTAATGTAGGCTTGGTGTAATTCCCAGATTCATTTACTTTACTTTTTGATTTTGGTTTTGGTTTTTTTGCTGCCATTTTCCAACTTCTTTAATGCTGTTTTACTCAAGTCACCATAGTGTACTAACTTCTTACTAGACTTAGTATGTGTCTTACCTGTATGCAAAGAACCATCTTTCATCTTATGCATACTGCCTGTCCACACAGTTCCATCCTTTAAATAATGTTTTACACCTTTCATTATTTCTTTCTCCCTATTTTCTTTTTAGCCATGCCCCCAGATACCATTTTTATCTTTTTTGTTTTGGGTTTGCCTTTGCCAAAGTTTACCCCATGCCCATTTAATGTGCCATCTTTATATGTAGTAGGTCCTTTTGATTTCATGGTACTACTTCTTTTTCTTCATTGCGTAACCACCACCCATCATTTTAGTAGCTTTGGGTTTAGTCACCTTTGTTTTCTTTGTAGCAGTTCCGTAACCACCCATGTTCATTTTCTTTGGTTTAACTTTCATTCCGTTTTTCATTGTTTAGTTTCCTTTTATGTTATTATACGCCATTGGACTAGCTTTCTTGAGAGCAAGCATACCTGCATTATCTGTGACTGAACCACCACCTGCATACATATGCTTCTTACCACCAACACTTCCACCATATGCCATCTCAGGTTTCTTTAGCATACCACCCATGTTCATTTTTTTCTTTTTCATTTTAGGTTTACCACCACCTATTATGATAGCTATGCTACCCATTCCTTTTTTATTCATTTTAAATTACTCCTAAGATGTTGCATATTTTTTTCTTGCATTTTTAGTTCTAGGGTATGACCTATTTTTACTTGCTGGCATAGCTTGTAACTTGCTATTAGGGTTAAGAGCATTACCACCTACGTGATGTACATCTTTACCATCNTACTTTTTAACTGCACCTGCCTTGATTAATTTATTACGTGCAGTATTACGTAGTACTCGTTTCTTTTTGACTACAGGTTGTGAATCATACTTTCTTTCTTTAGAATAATTTCTACTTGCAGCAAGACCACCAACAACGTACTTCTTAGTGGTCGTTGACTTTTTCTTTTTTACAACTTTAACCATTCTTCATTTTTCTATTATCTACTGTTGATAGTACGTATCCACCCTCACGATAATCATTAGCACCCATCCGTTTCTTTGTATTGGATAGACCACCTTTTGATTTATTGTCTGCTGCTATTTTTTTATCAGCTAGTCGTTTTGCTTTATTAGCATCTTTTACTTCTTCCTCTGAAGATAAAGTATCTACTATGACACCCGCTGCATTAGCTGCAATACTGCCTAGTTGAAATATGCTAGTGGCTGTTTTAGCTGCATCAAATAAATTCATTATGCTTCCCCTATTTTTTTTTCTTTATATTGCTTTTACTCTTAATTTTTTCTTTTCTAGAGTCCACACCATTAACAAAGTATCTTTTATCACTAAGATTTCTCTTAGTTTCCTTGACAGCTTTATCAAAGTCTTCTTTGACTTTATCTAAGAAACTTTTACTTTTCTTTTTTTCAACTTTATTTTCTGTCCTCTTAGGAATAGTCTGAGCACCTACATAGTTAGGTGTCTTCTTCTCTACTTTATTTTCTACCTTCTTCTCAACTTTCTTTTCTGTCTTAGGCTTCATAAACTTCTGCATAGCCGCCCTTGTCTTAGGACCCATGATACCATCAGCTTTAATGTTAGCACCTTTGTCAATCAACTTCTTTTGCATAGCCATAGTTTTTGCAAAATCTTTTGTGTTAGCTGCCGTTGCTTTTACTTTACCAGAACCTTTTGTCTTCGTAGTAGTAGTAGTGGTAGACTTAGACTTTTGTCCTCTAGTACTTTTCTCTATATCGTTCATCTTTTTATTCTTAGCATCTCTAGCCTTCTTCTTTAGTGCTTCTTGTAAGCCAGCATCAACTTTACCTTTTTTTGTGTTAGCTTTAGCTTCGCCCTTCTTATCATCTTTTTTTGCTATAAGAGCTGGAACAGAAGCTACTGTAGTCGCTGCTGTAATAACCTTACCATTTATTAGTTTTGATTTATTACCACCAGTAGTTTTGTTAATCTTAGTTAAAGCTGTACTTTGATTTTTAGGAACAGTTAACGATTTACTCTTAGAAATAGGTATATCTTTTTTGCTTCCTATAGTTCTAATCTTTTTAGAGTTTTTTAATGCGTTCTTTACAACAGCAGAAGATGCTCTTTTGTATCCTTGTTTTACAAGCATTTTTGCAATAACAGGTGTAGCTGCTCTAATCAAACTACTACCTATAAAAAATAATAATGGTAATGCCATATCTACTTACCTCCCTTTGCTTTTTTCTTTTGTGAGTTTATCCATTTAGTTAATGACATGCCACTCTTATCTAACTGTGCTTTTGTAACAGCTACTTTTTTATTACCATTTTTATCTGTAAAATATAACTTGCCTGCCTTTTGTGCAGCAGCTACTGTTCTAGGTTCTCCAGAGTCTTTCTTTATTTTAGACATAGTTTTAGAGAACTTCTCAGACATAGAATTATCTAAGGCTGAATACTTTTTAGTTTTACCTACTTTATCACTAGATTTCTTTTTAGTGTCCTTGTAGGTCTTCTCAGCTTTTCTTGCAATAGTCTTAGAACTCTTGTTTGCCTTAGTCACTTCCTCTTTTACTTTTTTGTCTAGCTTATCTTTAATATTCTTAGTGTACATAGTCTTCATTTTATCGGAGACTTTTTTACTAGTTTTAGTTTTAGTAGTTTTCTTTTTATCTTTTATTACACGTTCATCTGGCTTGAACGCCTTCATCATTTTTTCATAGTACGAGTCTGCCATTAGTTTAATCTCCTTACCATTTAGTTTTATCTGCCCAGTAAGCTGCACTCAACTTACCACGAGCAATGTTTTTCCCATGACGGGCTTTAAAAGATGCACGTTTCTTTTTCATCTTATCTGATTCACCTGCTTTAGGCTTTCCTGCTGTGGAAGCTCCCTGCTCACCAAATCTAATCATTTTAATGGTAGTGCCTTCTTTGGCTAATACTACGTGAGACTTCTTAGGATGTGATGGAGTACGTTTAGGTTTGTTGTAACCTGAAAATGTTTCTCCACGATATTTTACACTCATGTTCTAACGCCTTTAGGTTGCTCTGTACACATATACTGTTTAGCTATGTACATGGGTAGGTAAGTAGGCACTTCATATGCTATCTGATAAGCTCTTTGTATGCACGTATCCCTATCTTTATATGGACCTTCCAAATCTTCTAATGTAGAACACTTAGTTGGGTTACTGAGTAGGCATACAAGTACAAACGCTTCAAACATGGGTTAACCTTCGTTTAGCATACCCTCTGCCTTCATAGCTCTCTCTACGTGCTTAAGAGTGTATCTCACTCCTGTGCCGGCTTCTATCGCAGCACGTACATAAAATACGGAACTGTGGGGTATATGCAAGTCTTTAAGTTTATTATTACGGATAGCTTCATAGAAAGCTTCCAGTATATTCTCTGGTGCTTCTAGTTGTACAGATTTTCGTCTCATTGTCAAGCAACTTTTTATTTAATACGGATTTATATTTATGAATACCATTTAAGTGTACATTTAAGTGTATCTAACATTTATATATATGTACATCTATATGTTCACTTAAGTGTTACACTTAAAGTGTTAGTTATACATAATTATAACCGATTTCACTTAGTATGTCAAGCCCCCATGAATAAATATATATTATGCTGTGATATTTATGCAACACATACCATGCTTGTGTATATATGTCTCTCAGTTTACTATGTGGTTAACACTTAATATTTCCTATCTGTGTAGTTCTCCATGTATATATACGTACCTACCCCCCATGACGCTCGCCCAACCACCCTCTTTCGGTCAAAATAACATGATATAGAGCTTAAAATAATAATGTAAATCAATTATTATGCTATCAATTCACATTAACCTTTAAAAATGGCTGTTTTCCTAGTGTTTTAATCAATTTGATACTGTTTAAATATCAGTTACTATACTATACACGTAAAAAGTTTTGATATTTGAAACAATAACCCATGTTGAAAAGGTGGTGCATAAAATAAAGCAATTGTACGATGCCCCTTAAGCAATTTGTCAATCATTGACATTTTATTTAATCATTAAACCTTTATCACATACCAAATAAAACATTGATTAAATTTAATTTGCTTTTGCCTATTGCGTTCTTATTCATAACATGCATAATCAAAGAATAAGGAAATTCATAAAGAGTTTTCAAATTTTAAGGATAATTTAAAATGACAAATACATTCACAAAAGAAGAAATAACTTCAATCAAAACATCAGCTAACAGATTTGATGTGAATATAATAATTCCAAATAGTGATAAAAACTTTAAGTCTATTGCTTACCTTAACACAGAAGAGGGTATTGAAGATTTATACAATATCTCAAAAGCTGAAAAGTATTGTTCTGATAATTCTTTAATTGCTAATAAAAAAGGTGTTATGACAAAAAATGGTGAAAAGTATAAAAAGAATTTAGCCAAGTTTGATATTGGATATCT